AAAACAAACCAAAACCAGCACTGTCAGTAGAAACAAAAAGTTTCTTTGTGTTTCCAAATTTAGCAACATCACCAGAAGCAACAACATCTAATTTGTTTGCAGGACTTGTAGTACCAATCCCCACGTTACCGCTGGAGTCGATACGCATGGCCTCAGTTCCACCTTCAGCAAAAGCAATCGTATCCGCAGCAGGGAAGAAGATGCCTGTATTGGTGTCGCCAGTAGTGGTGATGGCTGGGGCAGCCGCCGTGCCCGCTGGAACCGTAGTCACACCTGTAGCAGTTAATGTCCCCGCCAGCGTGACATTCTGTGAAGCGTCCACAGTGACTGCCGTAGTCCCGCCAGTTTGGAGTTGGAGGATTGACGATGTGTCAGAGGTGGCGATAAAGCCCGTTGACGAATTTGCGTTGAGCGTGACTGCCATTGTTTATTCTCCTGCCGCTTGTTGAAGCGGGGTTAAATCTTCTGTTGTCCAGAAATCCTTGGCAATCATGATACGCAGATGCTCTTTGTTACGAGCCAAGCAGTCAGCCCAATCAGAATCGTCCATGTCTTCGGGCTGTCCTGCGTTAATCAGGTTGACCGAATCCATTGCGGCAGAGTAGTGCTTGGCGATTTGTTCTGGTGTGATGTCGTTCATGGGTGTGCTTCCTTGTATGCGTCAAACTCTGCTTTGAGTTCTTGGATGGCTTTGATTAGCATTGGGACAAAAACACTGTACTTGACAGATTTAGTTGTTGTGCCAAGGTCGTTGCCTTCTGCGTTTCTATCGGGTGTTTCATCAACCATTGCAGGAAACACAGCTTCTAGTTCTTGAGCAATCACACCAATTTGTTTGTGTTGTTCGTGTACACCTTTGAGGTTGTAACTACGGACTTTTACTTGCATTAAATCAGCAAGTTTTGGTGTTGCATCAACAATATTTTCTTTTAATTTAATATCAGAAAGTGAGCCATAACTGTTGTTGGTGTTGGTCACATTGCCATTGGTGGTGACATTAAACGAAAGAGTTCCGTTAGTCGGGCCTGTTGCCGAATAATATCCAACATAAAGAGAGTTGGTGGAGTTTGCGCCATTTCCTGACCTTGCTGCTACAACATCAGAAGCTCCACCATTGCTAAATGTCCAGCCTCCAGTATCAAGACAAACTGCTTTCGGATTCCCGTCCCCATCAGACAGCACGATGCGGTTGCTTAATGTGCGAATGTCTAAGCCGCCTTGGTTGCCGTTGTAGCGACCAATGATGGTGTTTTTAGTGCCAGTGGTTATTGCACCGCCAGCCGCCGCACCAAAGAATGAGTTTAAGTTTCCAGTGGTTAAGGCATTACCAGCTTGATAGCCAAACAAAGCGTTTCCGTCTGCCGTTGTTTGTGCATACCCCGCCTGATAACCCACAGCAGTGTTGTTAGAGGCTGTGGTGTTTGCTTCCAATGCCCCATGACCAATAGCTGTGTTGTTACCACCAGTTGTGTTCCCGTATAAAGAATAACGACCAACAGATACTAAGTTTATGCCAGTTGTATTTGAATAAGAAGATACATAACCTACAGCAGTATTGTTTGAGGCGTTGTTGGCTTGAAGTGCTTGGCGACCTACAGCTACATTGCTTGCGCCAGTGGTGTTGGTTTGCAAAGCACGATACCCAACACCAGTATTGTCAGAAGCTGTTGTTGAATTTCCTAAAACATATTCCCCAATTGCTGTATTAAATTCGCCTGTTGTGTTTTGACCTAGTGCTTCTCTACCAAACGCAGAGTTATATGAACCTGTTGTATTTATAGCTAAAGCATTTGTTCCAAACGCAACACTATCTGTCGCACTTGTTACTGCCGCCATAGCATTAGAACCTACCGCAGTAAGTCTTGCACCGCTTGTATTTGCCGCCAAAGCACTAGCACCCACCGCAGTGTTGGTAGACACAGCACCTGCACCACGGCCTACGGTGAGTCCTTGTACGCTGATACCGCTTGTAGTTGTGAGGGTTGTGATTGTCCCGCCGCTCACCGCCATCGTGCCTGATGTGGCAGGAAGGTCAATAACGGTACTCCCAGCAATCGCTGGTTCCTGTAGCGTGACGCTTCCGCTTGTTGATCCAAGTAATACTAAGCTCATGTCAAATCCTTATAAATCAACTGATTACCCAGCGGGAGCCGCCCGAGACGGTCACCGCCTGACCACTTGCCACCGTTACGGGGCCTGCCGACATAGCTGAAAAACCCGCCGCAATCGTATAGCTTGCAGATACTGTTTGGCTGTTCACCACAATGCCGTTACTCGCAACAGGTGCTGACATTTGAAATTCACCAGTGCTTGGCTTGTACAACAGCTTGGCGTTGGATGTGAACAGAGTTGAAGCGTTGCCGCTTGTGACACTTGAGAATGTTGGATATAAATTACTTGCTGTGCTTGTGTCATTGGAAATAACTGCGCCGCCAAGCAGCGTCCAGTTCGCGCCGTCATACCCCTCGTACTGAGACAGGGTGCTATTCCAACGAATCTTGCCCACCGCGCCAGTTGGACGCTCACCTGTTGTACCGGCTGAAATCTTTAACGCGCCAGTTGAGTTGAAGGAAGAATCGCCCGTGGCAGTCAGGATGTTTAAAGTGGTGGTTGTGCCGTTTGTGTCAACATACACAGCCCGCTCAGCAGGTTGAGTAACAAACACATCTTTTGAACCAGCGGTAAAACTGACCAACGAACCCGCGTTGCTGGAAGACAGCACAGTGTCACGGGATAACGTATTGCCGGAAGATGTGTAAGCGCCAATCCCGACTTCCCACTCGCCTGTAACGACGTTGGCTATGGTGTAGTAGGTGTCATTGGCGTTACCAATGCCATCGAGAAATGTTTGAAAGCCCGTGTACGCACCGCCAAGCGTTACAGAGCCTGTGCCTGTAGTTGTGGTGGTCTCACGGACTCTGTCTGCGAGGACGAGTGCCATAGATCATGCTCCTGTCAGTTGAGACTCTTCAAACCAACGCTGTTGAGTATTGCCATCAACATCCGACCACTCGATCAGGTATGACACCACGCCCTCCTCACTCATGCGCAAAGCAAGCACCGGGCCTTGGGGGATGACTGCGACAACTTTGACAGCGTCGCCTTTTTTGAATGTTGTTGCCATGATTAACCCGCCAAGCTGAGTGTGTAAGTTACGGACAATGTATCGCCAGAAACAACTGAGCGATCACCGGGGGCGCTAAAGTCTGCTGCTGAATACAACGTGCCTGTTGTACCGCTTTTGGTGTTATCGCTGGTCAAGAACGCTCCACCCACAACAGTCGTTCCGTTGATGCTAAACGTGGCAGGTGAGGCTGAGTTGGTAGCCACAGATGGATTGGCAGTGGTTGGTGTACCGAATGTGCAAGCAGGGCGGGTTGCTTGGCTGTAGTCAGTAACTTCAGTCCAACCAGCATGTGAAGACATAGTGTCGCCAGCCGCAGGGGTGTTTGTTGCACCGGAGCCGTACAAGCCCAAATACCAAGCTGCTGTATATGCACTGCCTGTGAAGTACTTGGCGTTCATGTCTTGCAAACCGCCGTTGACCACCAGATTGGGGGCATCAGCTTCCCACTTCAGGTTGCCTTGTGCGTCATGGCACTGGATTTTGTAAACGCCTTTTGCGCTTGCGCTATCAGCGGCAGAGCCACCAGCGATCAAGCTGCTTGTAGCTACGTCTTGTAATTTAACTTTATCGTTGAACATGGTCGCTCCTTATGCGATACGGATGATTGCTGTGGTATCAGTGGCCGCAGGGAACTGCACCACAAACGTGTTGGTTGAAGTCTTGTCTGCACCAAAGTCCAACACGCAGACTGCGGGGTTGGTTGTGCCGTTGGCTTTGTAGATCAGTGCGCCACGAGCTGTGAACGCGCCAGTCCATGAGGCATTGGCAAAGGACAAGTATGCGGTTGTGTTGGGGGGATTGCCTGTAGTGGGGACTTGATTGATTACCAAAATCTCGCCGCCTGCCGTATACCCAGCAGCCATAACTTCGCCCGTAGACGTATAAGCTGTGGTAGACGCATCAAGCGTGGCTGCATTGGTATAGAGTGCAATTTTAAAGACGTCCGTTGTGCCTGTGCCGAAATCATACCCGCCGTCCAGCAGGCCAGTTCGAAACACGTTACAGGTGTAATTTCCTGTGAATGCCATTTATCGCACCCCGTTATTCTGGGCCAGAGGCGGAACTCTGAACTGGCCACTTCGGTATGCATCGCTACGCTCCAGACCATCACCCAGACGTTGAGCCAATGCAAGTGCTTCTTTGTACTTCATGTCATACCCAGCAATGATGTCTGCCTCGCCCTTCATGAACGTGTAAGCTTCAACCAAGGAGCCATACAACAGCACGGAATCAAAGTTGTCGCCCAACCAAGTGCGGCCATCGGGGGCAATAGTGATTGAGTCTGGGTAGAAGAAGTAATGCAGCTCGACACTATAAACAGCGTCCGGAGTAGGCCCAAGGATAAAAGACAGCTCATCGCTGTTTGTGTACGACGGGCCAAACAGTGCGTAGTACTTAGGCGTTGCTATGTCCGTTGGCTGGGGGTACGCTTGACGGATGAAATTAACATCTTTGTTCAACAAGTACTCGTAGTTGCCAGAAGCGTCAATGACCGCCATTGAATAAGCGGCCAAGAAGTCAGCAGGACACGCTAAGTACTTATTGCTTGTAGTTGTAAACCCCGTCACGTTTCTACGCAGGGATGGGAACTGAACCGTGTTGAAAATGCGCTGCTCAGCCTGTGTGATGAAGGTGTTTAACTGGGTCGTTGAGGACACAGTACTTCCATCCGCAAGATACGTTGCTGGAAACGTATTCTCTACATAGCTTTGAATTGCAGCGATCAACTGGGCGTAGGTCATGCCATTGGGCCCCTAGCCATTTTGCCTTTGGTCTGCGCTTTACCGCCGCGCACCACAATACCGGTGGTTTTCATGGGAGGGTAGTCGTTGCTACGCACATTGGCCACAGAAACATTTGCTTCGCGCAGATATTCCTTGTTGGGCTGGTTGTACACGTCAACGGTAGGGATTGTTTTGGGTTGGTTGTATTCAGCCATCTTAGCCTCCGCGACCAGACGAACGCTGGTTCATCACCTTGGCCATGTTGCGGCCATACTTCAGCATGTCACTGTTGGTCTTACCGCCAGCCTTAAGCTTGGTGGGTTTTTTGCCGGGGTGCATGTTTTTTTCATGCTTGCCCACAGCAGATTTAATCATCTTTTTGTCTTGCGCTAAATCTTTCTTGTCCATGATCGACTCCTTATGTCGTTGCCACTGTAACTATACCGATTTCCACTGCGGAAACCAAGTCATTTGGGGTCAAACCTGCATCATTTGCCCGAGAGCCTCCGACCGGTGCCCAACCCCACTGAAATATCCGACTACCACCACCAACCACGCCCTGCGCATCAACACTTGGGTTGTTGGTCAGGACAACTTGCAAACCTGTGCGGCCAGAAACTTGGTAGCTCAGGTCGGGACGCGGATCGCGCACACCTTGGGGATCATCCACCGGATACATGCCCAACTGCAACTGCGGCTGGTCAGGCTCCCAACACTGGGGGCACACCTTCAGGTCATACGTCTTGGTCTTGACGACGAGCTTTTTCAGCACCGTCAGCTTGAACCGAAATCCACACCGGTCGCACTCGGCAATCGAGTTTTTGCCAGAGGAAAACCTGTTTCCCATCAGCCGCCACCAATAAACATCTGTCTAGGCACAAGGCGCAGGGCGGCGCGTTCCTGATCTTCATCAGCCGCTGTCATCCATGCTTCGTCGTACTGCTGCTTCAAAACAACCAAGCGTTCCATGCCACCGGGCACCTTCAAAGCAATGTAGTAAGCCAGTCCAGCCACCATACAGGGGACAAAACGGAAGGGTACGTCCATGACATTCACACCGCTGCCTGCATCCTGCACCCGGCGCATGCGCCAATACACGAATTGGTATGTCTGGGAGCCATCAGGCGTTGGCCACATGGTCACGCGAGGCACGTTGTTGATGTAAATCTTGGCATTTGCACTGGCAGTGTGGGAAGCGGCAGTCGTGCCGTTCTGGCCACGGAAACAATCGCCCAAAGTGTTGCCGTCAATGTAGTTGTAGAAGATGGTTTCGCTGTCGAGGTTGATGTACCCGATGGCGGGCAGCCCAACCACGTTGGACAGGACGATTGTGTTGTCTGTGGCGTTGATATTTGTCGCCAAAACTGCCGTGGTGGGCATGATTTGGCCGTCCAGACGCTGATACCAGACCTGAATTGGTCTGGCTTGCGTGATTTTGTTGGGGATGGTGGCGTAGGTCGAGACGCTGATGCGTGTGATTGTCAAATCCGACTGTGTTGCGGCCACATTTGCCTGTGTTCGGATGACGTGATCGAGCAAATCAACAGTATCTGTGGGGATTGCGTAGGTGTTCAAGCCTTGAGTTAGGGTGATCGTGCCCTGCTCGAACGTCCACATGTTGATGCCGCGATTTGCCCAGTCAGCAAACAGTAAATTCAGCGACCGGCGAGCTGTTTTGAGGTCATAACCAGTGCGCAACTCTGAACCAGCTCGCTCAAACGCCTCCTCAACCAGTTCGGTGAGGTCTAAAGTGAAGCCTGCTTGTCCAGATGTTGTTGCCATTATCTAAATCCTGCCGTTTTCTTTGCAATGCCTTTGGGTTGCGCCACAAACTGCTTGCCTTTGGCCTTACCAGCCCGCTTGGCCTTGGTTGTCGCAGCGTATTCGGCTGGCGACAAAGACTTGATAGCAGCTTCCGGCAGGTAACGCTCACCCGTTTTGCTGGAAGGCTTCCCTGACTTGGTACGCCACTTCTGGTCGCCCCAGTTTTTCAAGGATTGTTGCGGTGCTTTCAATCTCGGTAGCCCCCGCCAGCAGCTTTATATTTTTTAGCTACAAGCTGTGCTTTTCTTGCGCTCCATTGACCTGCACCGGTGCCGTGTGTTGCCGCTGCCTTGACCTGAGACACAATCTTCTTGCGCAGGCTTGGCTTGGTGTAGTTCCCCGCCGCGTTGACTTTCCCACCCTCTTTGTATTGGGTGAAATCGGTGTCATCGCGGCGTGGAGTCTTCACGCCTTTGGGCATCTTTGAGGGATTGATGTCCCCCATACCACGGCTGGACATCATGTCAGCAGTAGGCTTTGCCGCCAGATTTCATGGTGACCATCTTGCCTTTGGTCTTGCCTTTTACAGCAACACCATCACGGCTGGGAGCAGCGGTCTTCACTTTGCCCATTGATGTCATGCCACCAGAAGCCATTTTCTTCATTGGCATTTCTTTCTTGCCTTTTGCCATGTCTTTTTTCTTGGCAATCATTTCCATGAAAGGGTTTGCTTTAGCCATATCACCACCTCTTTTAAAAGTTTTGCCTTTGTCGGCGTTTGAAAAATCCTTGCCCACAGACTGTGGGACTCCTACCTTCTTGGCAAACGATGGGTTGTGGGCCACCGCTTCCATGAAATTGTGCTGCTTCTTACTCGTGCTTGGCATCATCCGCCTTTGGCTTGAAGAAGCCTGTCAATTTTTTCTTCAAGCTTGTTAAACCGTTGGTCAATGTGGTCAGTAATGCGCTGAACTTCTGCTTTAGTAACGAAATCACGATGGCTTTCCTCTCGCGTTTTGTTGAGGAGAATGTCAAGCCGCTTGATTTCTTCGAACTTCTCTCGCACGAAGAACCAAAGCCCACCCAACAGGGCGGACAGTGCGGCTGACCAGATTGTGTTGATGTCCATTTAACACTTCCAAGCCCGTAGGCTTTTGTTAATCCTCGAATTTGGATCCTTGGCGGTTTTTTCGCTCGTCAATTTCTTCTTCATGCCCTCCATACGGGCGCAGAAGGAGTCGCGGCGTTTGCCGCCCTCTGGTTGCGGAGCTTTCAGCCCGGGCTTCCCCGGGTTCGCTTTGTTGTAGGAAGCCCGACCTTTGGCGTTCAAGCCGCCTTTCTCGGACTTCCCTTCCTTGCGCGTCCATGCTGGGGATTTAGCCATAGTAAATCTGCGATCCGTCAATTGCGTTCATGTAGGCATAAATTCCATTTACTGCCAATACACCTTCGCCGGGAATAAGCGGAGCATTTTGGAACTCGTCTGATGAGTGCGTTTCGTAGGTCATCAGCCAACGATTTGCGCCACTGACATAAAGCGCTGCTGGAGAACCTGTAATAGTCCCAGCATTGATGTCGGTTAGCGTAAATGTATCAGCGTCTACTCTAGTAATACTGTAATTGCCATCAGTAGCAGCGCCGCCAGAACCAGTATCAAAGTGAATGCCGACAACAGTGCCGGTTGTTAACCCATGCGCAGTTTTTGAAATTGTTACGGTTGTGCTGCTACGACCATAAGTTACGCTTGAAGTTACTGGGGCTACGGTTGTATCAAACAATACCAAAGTCCCGCTACCGCCATAAAAAGAAACGCCCTTTACACGGTTGCGTCCAAGCACAAAAAAACCGCTTTGGTTTAAATGTCCTTGTTTTACGTCATATTGCATCGTCATTTTGCTGCTCCAGTTCTGGTGCTTCTAACCTGTTTATGAGCATCTTGTACGCTTGGATCGTGGCCTGAGATTGAATCAAAAAGGTTTGGGCTTTCTGTGCTTCAGTCTCAAGGTCACGGATCTCAGTCTCCAAGAATTCCTTGGTGATCTGCATTATGAGTTGGTCGTAGTCAACATGATGTAGTACGCAGTACCTGCGCTGTCCACAATCTTCAACGAGTTTGTAGCTGCGCCTTGGGTGTTGGCCGTGACCATGCCTGATGGCACATTGAACAAATTTGCAACAGTGCCTGTGCCGCTGTTTGTAAAACGGATGAACGAAGCATTTGTCCAAGTACCGCCAGAAGCAAAGTCAGAATCAGCTTGGATAGCTGCAATTGTGCCGCCGGGGTTGGTAGAAGAACCACCCAAAGTAGCGCGAAGAGCGTTACCCGCGCCAGAAATAGTGCCGGAACCGTTGATGCTCAAGCTAACGTGTGCACCGTTGACAGTACCGCCAGTAGCTGCACCAGCGCCTGTGACTCGTGTCAATGCGCGAATGGTTTCGCCAGAACCGGTGGAAGTAAATTCCAATCGGTTGTACGACAAGCGTGTGTCGCCTGTAGTAGCTGAAGTGGTGGCGTATGACTCGGAGATATTGCCCGCAGTAGTCTCAACGACAGGGCTGGAAGCTGTTCCGGAGATGAAGCCATTTTGTGATATGACTGGGCCGGAGAACGTGGTATTTGCCATGATTTTTTCCTTACATGCAAGTGGGGCGTATCTGTCTGCATGTCGTCAGCCGGGACTGTCAGATACACCGGATGAGCCCGGGGGTGCTTGCAATATACACCAAATTTAAGGCGTGTCAAGATATTTGAAATGCTTTCCTTTGTTCTTACCTTTGGTTAAAGGTTTGTCCGCCGCAAGGGCCTTTGCAAGCATTCCGGGCGACATGCCAAAAAATTCTTTCACCTCCTTCAAACTTGCGTACACCCCCCCTGAAGAAACTTCGATTACTGCCTTGTTGTACGCGGCGGCGTGCGCAGCACTGCGTTCTTTGCCTTTACGCTGCGCACTCAGTTTTGCCTTTGTTTTGGCGCTTGCCACTCGCCCCAGATTTGCTTGGCGTAAAAGATCGCGTGTTGCTTCGGACACAGGCTTACCTGCACGGTTTTGTCGCATCTTTTGCAAAGACGCTTCTGTGTGTTTACGTCCCTTGGCAGGGTGCGTATTTTTTTCATAGAAGTTCTTGAGTGCTTTAGACAAGGCTTCTTTATGAGCGTCCGCTCGCACAGTACCTCTGTTTGAGTTGTCAACATACTTAGCAAAGTTGTAGCACTGCCCTTTACCGTGGTGCTCATTGAGCCACTTTTGTTCGACAGCCTGCAAGTCGCTAGGCAGTTCCACGACCTCGACAACACGAAAGACAAAACTATCTTCCCCGTATTTATTCCACGCTGCTTGCAAGTGCGGGCAGTGGTGTTTGTTTGCTCTGAGATCACGAGTGTGTTTACGCCAACGTGCGGCCAACACAACAGAACTACCAATATAAAACTTGGCATTTTGAATGTTGATGATTTTGTAAATGATGGCTTTGCCTGTGTAGTCCATGAAATACTCCAAGGTGATTTTGATACAGGCAAGTATAGTAGCTTTTACAGCGTGTTGCAACAGAAAAAACAAAAAGGGCTCCCGAAGGAGCCCTTGAACCGCATGAATGCTGGATTTTACTGGTTACGCACCAGCAGAACCCCACATTCCGAGCGGGTCACTCCAGCCGAAAGAATATCTTTCTCTCGCCTTGTACCTTACGTTTCCAGTGTCAAAATCACCATCCATCGAATTAGCCAAAGGCATACGCTCGAAATGCTTCATGCCGTTTGGAACGTCGGTAATCAAATACCAGCCGTTTGTATCGGTCAAGAAGTTGTTGACGGTATAGCCTTCTGGCACTACGCCCATTTGCTTCAACGCGTTGATGTCGTTGTCAGCAGTAGAGACGCGCAGTTCAGTGTCAAGCAAACGCTTGGCAACGAACATCAGTGAAGGAGGAATAACCATCTTGCGAGGCTTGGCGGCGATCAACAGACCACGCTCATCAGTCCATGCAGCGATTTGAATCACGGCATTTTCCAAAGAGGTTTCGTTCAAGTCCACACCAACGGAGGGGCTGTTGAAGTTCACGCCACCGTTGACCAATGGGTGACCAACGCGAACGCTGGAAGCATTGTTACCAAACAAGGTGACACCGTCGCCGCCCAAGTAAGAGCCGTTGAAACCGTTGTTGATGACGGAAGCGGACTTAACTTGTTTGGTGAAGGCCATCGCACGGGCCAAGGCTTTGGTGTAGCGAGCAGACAAGCTGTCGTACAAGTTATCTTCAACCGCTTCTTCAGTGATTGAAAAACCCAAAGCAATGGTTTCGTGGTTGTAGCGGGCGGTGAATGCTTCTTGCGCATTGTCGTAAGCGATGGCAGAGCCTTCGTTCTTGACAGGTGCTGCACCGAAGCCAGCCAACTTGGTTTCTTCTTCAAAGCTACGCTCAGATTTCTCTGTTTCGTAGATCTCTTTGTGCTGTTCGCCGTAACGTGCATATTCCATGCCGAACAAAGCGTTCAAGCCGGGGAGCAGTTCTTTGAGTAGTTGTGCGCGTGAAATAGCCATTTATGTGCTCCTTAGATGCCAACGGCGTTGGTGTAGGCGTGTGCGCCGGGGTTGAACTTAACCAACACGTCTGGGAAGGCATCGGTAATTGGGGAAGCAAAACCAATGATCTTGAACGCGGCAGCGGCGGTTTGAGTGGTTGACTCCAATGCGCTGGTTGAGTTACCTGTACGGGTATTACCTGTAGAAGTGGACTGCACAGCAGCAAAGAAAGTGTTTGCACCGAGGTCTGACTGATCAGCAACGCCGTCCAATTGTGCTTGGAAAGTCACATTGGGGTCGGTGATAACGTATGCAGTCACCACACCAGTTGTGCCAGATGGGTAGTATTGACCGTAGATTACTTGGCCCTGCGCGTTAACGTAGGAGCAACCAACGAACACACCCCAAGCACCCAAGTTGTTGCCACCGAGGTTGTTGGTAGTTAAGTCTGCGCCAGTAGCGGTAGACAAAGCGATGTAACCATCAGCGCCAATGATGACGACTTGCCCGTAAAACAGGTTTGTGCCTTCACCAGCGGGGTCAATCAAGAACTGACTCGTAGCGCCAGCATAGGGCATGCCGTCGTTACGATTTACGGGAACTAGCCCGTAGGGGGAAGCTGTAGATGCCATTTAGAGACTCCTTGTTTACTTTGAACCTGAACCAAAACCCGCGCCGCGACTGGTTGTTGACTTGCGGTCAGCAAACAAAGGCATACGCGAATCATTGTTTCGCATGAAGTGGTTATCCACTGATTCCATCTGGTTCTGAGCTTGCTGGTCGTAGTAGTCGTCCCGAGAACGCGCTTTTTCGGCAGACATCTTGCAAAGCATGAGTCCACCAATTTCGACGTTTCCTGTCTTTTCACTACCAGTAATCATCAACTCAGGATGGTCTGCTGCTTTCACCGGCTCCCAGCCATCGCGAAACTTACGTGACACGTTGGTTGGTTCGTGCTGACCCAAGACATGTGTGGCTACCCAACGGTAGACATATCCGGGTTCAGGTGTCGGATCGGGCAGTGCAGTCGGCGGTACGTATACAGCACGAGCTTGCTTATCGCGTGAGACGTTGTCACGAGGGGTACGGTTTTCAGCCATTTCAATTCTCCAATTTTGCTACTTGAGCAGCATACTGCTGCGGGGTTAATCCAAATTTCTTAGCCAGAGCTATCTGAGTCTGAGTTAATTGGATCTTTTTAGCTCCAGACGAACGTGTCGCTGGCGCTGCCACTGCCGCAGGCTTTCTTGGAGCATTGCCGTTCCTTGGCCTGTCTTCCGAACCACCGAACATTTCGGGGAACGTTGACTTCACGCGAGCATCAATTTGCTCGAAGTACTCATCGGTGCTTGGATCAACACCTGAGTTGACTAGTTTTTGATGCAGCCCTAGTGCAAAGCTGGTTATTTCTTCAAACCCATTTGATCCGAACCACTGGTTTTTGGCTTGCCAGCGCAAGGTTTTTTCGTCGGCTCGAACCTGTTGGGGTTCTTGGTAACGGGGTTGTACATCAACTTCTTGCGTTTGTAAAGGGGGTGGTCGGAAATTTTTTGTTTGCTCCACTTTCATCTTGGCTTCCAGCAACGCTTCTTGCGCGGCCAGAATAGCGTCCGTGTCAAACGCTTCCTGTGCAGCCTTGTAATCCCGGCGGGCTTTCTCCAGTTCCGCATCTGCGGCGGTCTTGGCCATCTGGGTGTACTGCTCTGTCCCTGTCGAGACGTATTGCTTGAGGCGTTTGTTCTCCTCAAATATCTGCTGTGCAAGGCGCTCTAGCTCTTGCTTCTCACGAGCCAAGGATTCTTTGGCCCGGCGCTCGTCGTGACGGGCATGGGTCAATTCCTTGATTCGATCCTGCGCACCTCTGGTGTAGGTTTCGATCTCGTCGTCGGTTGGGTCTTCAACTTCCCTGTCCAATGGTCTGCGACCACGGTCTTGAACGGGCGTATCGTCTATGACTTCAATCTCAACGTCATCCTCTTGTTCTGTCACATTGACATTTTTGCCATTGACATCAACTTCGGTTTCGTCGGGGAACTTGTATGGTTCTGACATTCCTACTCCTTATGCGCGGGTGAGTCCGCGAGGGTCTTGCACAACAGCGTCAATCTGATCGTCGTTAATCAGTCGAAACTCTTTTCCGAAAATCTTGAAGCGCGTACCGGAATATGTACGCACGAGTACGAAGTCACCTTCCTTGCACCACGGGCCACCGGGGAACTTGGTCTGGTCTTTGTACGCGTCTGGGCCAACCTTCAACACGAACAAAACGGTTGTGGCGCTTTCTTCTTGTCGCATGGTTGTGGCATCTCGAACTAAATCGAGACTTGTGCCAGCGATCTTTTCATCGACCTCTGGTACAGCACACAACAACTTCCAACCCGTAGGGGCTGGCAGCATCGTGGCTTTGGTTGCATCATCTGCATCTTGCTCGGGAGCGTCGATGGGTTGGATGGCTTCAGGCAGGGCAAACTGCCCCGGTTCTAGAACGAGTTCACTCATTTGCTTTTTCCACTTTCTCAGCAAGGTCGATTAGATAACGCTCTGCGGTGGCCAGACCCTGAATGACTCCACAAAGTTTTTGGTACTCGTCGTAATTGCGACACATCCCGCCAGCCAAGTCATCGGCGTAGTTGTTCATGTCGGTGCGTATTTGTTCGCGCAATACGCGTGCGAATTCAGCGATCATTGTTTAGGCTTCTCCTTCTGTTGATTTTTGTTAAACATCTGGGTGCGCTGATTACTCAGTCGTCCCGCTTCGACCAACGCAGAATGATTCTGGCGTTGTTTCTCCATCTTCAGTTTGCCTGTTTTTTCCAGTGCGTCGATCTGAAGTTTTTTCTCAGCTTGCTTTGATTGCTCCATTTTGGCCATGCTGTCCATCTGCAAGCGTTGTTGCTCAAGCTGTAACTTGCCTTGAACTTCTTGGCTTCTAAGCTGCAACTCTTGTTGCTTGAGCTGCAACTCTTGCTGCTGCATCTGAACCATCGGGTCTTGCTGTTGTTGCTGAGCCTGTTGCTGTGCGGCTTGAGCTTGGCTCTGTTGAAGAACCTGCTGTGCTGCTTGGGCCATCATGGCTGACAACTGCATCTCAATCTCGGGCGGCAACTTCTCGTCTTCGGGAGGCAAGGGCATGCCCAACTGCTGCTCGATCTTCATCTTGTAGGCGTAGCCAACGTGCTCAGCAACGTGGGCCATCATGGCCGCTTGCAACTGTGGAGCCTTGGGGTTTTGGCCAATCAACTGCATGACGATGGGGTCTTGCATCGCAGACATGTGCACCTTGATGTGGGACTCATGGTCTTGGTAGAAGAACGCCTTGACAGGCTCACCCTTGAGTACAGCCATGTTTTCGGCCACTGGGTCACGAGGCTTCATGTCGTCAGGCAGGGGCACGAGCTTGTCGGCATCCTTGATACCCAGCACCTCGAGCATCCCACGGTGTAGTTTGGGTAGGTCGTAAATCTCAGGGGCCATCTGTGCCATCTGGATCACAGCTTGGTACTGGACAACGCGCTGGCTCATGGTGGCCGCGTTGGGGTCGCTCACGGGGATGATGTCAATGTGTGCGTAGTCTTCCCGCTTGGCTTTGCGTGGGGCATCGCTGTCTGGGTCGTAGTCGTAGTCAGGGTCTGTGTAGTCCTTGATGATGTCGGCCAGCAGGTTCAGCTCTTGTTTGAAGCTGTAGTGCATGCGAGCCTGTACGGCAGACATGATCTTGAGCTGGCGCTCGAGCAGAGCCAGTGTTGTGCCCACCGGAGCCTGCGCAGACATGTCGCTGACCTTCATATCGGCTGTTGCTGCGAAGCGACGGCCTTCGTCCACAATCTTGTCCAATAGGCCCGACAGAACCATTGACGGTTCTTTATATGGCAAAGGCAAAATACTGTCGCGGATGTTGCCAGAGCCTACGTCTGCATCTCTCCACTCGCCGGGGGCGATGGGTGTGTCGTCTCCCTTGATGCGCAGGCCACGGGACTTCAGGCCACCGGGCAGGTTTGACAATGTTCCTGCATCAACCAACTGGCGGATGATGCTGGTGGCCGACTTGGCGTATCCACCGATCAGGTGGAACAGACCGAAGCCATAGGCTCCGAAGCCGGGGATGTACTGGTAGTGCACAAAGTGCTGACGCTTGAGGCGCAGGACGTCGTCTTCTTTCCAGTTCCGGCGAATGGCCAGAATCTCGTTTGTACCTTTAATCAGGGTAACTACGTATGGCAACGCAATGCCGGTCTCTTCGTCGTCATCGTCTTTGTCTTCATATCCGGGCAGGTTTAAGTCGGCGTGGCACTCATACAGTGTGTACCGGTCGTCGTTCATGTCACTGAACCCAGTCTCTTTGTCCTTGGCCTTCTGGATGTTTGTCTGGCTCTTGTCGGTGTCTGGCAGCTCGATGTCGCGGTAAAAGCCCGCTTGCTGGAGCTTGACAATCTCGTTCTTGGTCTTACGCATGACGTGGGTCACGCGGTAGCAGGTGTCCAAGTCTGTCGCGCCGTAGGGCAGGATGATGTCTTCTGCTGGGATGAACATCGACACTTGGCGATCCAAGCTTGGGTCGAAGTACACCTTCTTGAACGCTGAACCGGTGGCGGGCAAGCTCCACAGCATGCGCTCATGCTCTGGGCGGAACTCGCGCATGACTTCTGTCAGCTCGTAGTTCAAGTCATTCTCAACCCGCACGGACGCTGACTGCTTCTCAGGGGTCTGCTTGCCCAAGATTTTTGTACGCACCGGCCCTTGGGCTGGGAACGCCTCCATGATCGCCTCAGACTGGAAGCGCACCACGGCCTCGGTAATCATAGGGTGGAACACGCCACAGGCTCCGTTCCAAGGCTCTGTGCGCTCCTCGTACTGGAGGCCCAACAGCTTGATACCCTCGACGTAGGCTTTCTCCCAGTCCTTGCGGGAGTTCTTGTCGTTCTCAATGTCACCGTCCAAGTCACCAGCCAGCGTCTGGAGTTCACCCTCGTCCATGTCCTCGGCCAAGTTCATGTCGAACTCAGGCTCAGTGGGGATGATGCTGATGTCAAGGTCACCTGCGTGGATGTTCACCTGCTCGGGGTCGATGATCTCAATCTCAATAGCCTCCTCGTTGAGAGCTGCGTCCTCAATCCCCACGGGGTTCTGGTACAGGGCCTTGTCGATGTTTGTTGCCATTTTGTGCCTTTAATAGTACGCCGCTCGGCGCTTGAAATACAGTGGCTCATCCTTCTCATCGGTGTCGAGCTGGATGAATCCGCCTTGTCTGAATCGCAGGAGTGCCTGCGTTGTCGTGTCCACAAAGTCATCGTGCTCGCCCACTGGGAAAGCCGCGACCTCTTCAATTACCTCACGCGCCCAGCGAGTGTCGGGAGCCCATACCAAGCCTGACGCAAACATGTCGGCTACAGCATTGACACGCACCATCTTATCGTTTCCACGACTGGGTGTAAATTCTTGTACGGGGATGCCCATGTTGCGTAGCT